ACCAGTAGCTGATGCAAGTGCGCGACTAAAAGCATCTCTGCGATTTTGAACACCTTGGCCAAACTTCATAGCGCCAGCAACAACGTTAGACATAGATCGTGGGCCGGTAAGCGCACCAGTTTGAACACCTTGTCGCGCAAGAGCTCGTTCGATTTCAGCGCGTTCACCTTCAGAAAGCGCGCCAGTAAAGCGACCGGTATCCATAGGTCTGCCACGCCTATCATACGTTATTGTTTCTGGATCTGCATAACTACGCAGCAAATCATCATACCCTGCGCCCGTCTGGGCGCGCATATCATAGAACTCAGGATCAGCTTCTCGTAATTGACTTTGTATCTCACGCGAAAGTTCACCTCCCGGCCCTCTGGCCATGTCTACCTCACTTGCCAGACCCGTGTATCTACTTCTATGTCGATTAAGGTCATTTAATAACTGATACAGCGGAGAGTAGTAATCCGCCATAGCAAGGTCTTGGTCTGCAAATTGCGGATCAAACTGCTTTCGACGATCTATAAGTGCTTGAGCATCTTTAACAGCTTCTTCGCGACTAAGAACTCCAAACTCCGGTGTATACCTTTTTGCCAACTCATAAGCATCTTCAGTAATCTCACCCGTACTAGAAATATCATCCTGCAGGGCTTTTGCCGCTAGCGTAGCAAGCCCCGTTTCAAACAGTTTGCCCAACCCCGCTTGAAAAGGTGAGGTTTCTAGGTCGTCCTTAGTGTGATACCATGCATGAGGCATATCTTATATTCTCCTTAACTGCTGGACATTATGCCAGCTTGTTCTAGTCTGAAGGTTAAAAAATTTATCTTCTCCGCGAGAATGATAAGCGCTTCTCTTGTGCCAGCATCCGTGCTTAAATCTTTAGCACCTATCAAAGTTTGATCTTCGGCGTCCCCGGCTTGGTCAACAGAAACTCCATCAACTGATGTTATATCCGCAACGTGTGTGCATTTTAAAACAGCACCTTCTGCACTGGCCCCTGCCGATGGGCAACGTAGCCCAAGTCTCCATGTGTTCGCGGATTGCCTACTGTAGAACAGTCGCGTGTCGTCCGTAAACTCCGCACTAGTAATGCTAGCTGCCATAAGCCTGTGTCATTAAAGGATTCTTTGGTGTTAAGTCTTGTGTATCAGTTTGTATAATAGATAAATGTGCTGCGTTATCCCATTGTATAGAGTAACCAACCTTCCAGCCGTGCCGCCCTTGTTGGAAGTTAAATAGTAAGTTTTGCATTGTGTTATCAGCACCCCATGCAAGTGGGTATAAGTCTGTGTACTTTATGCCAAACGATGAACTGACATCAGACGGAGCAGACATAGTTTTTGATACCACTCCCGGTGTAGCCGAAAAGCTATCGTTAGCGTACATAGATGCCTTAGCTGTTCCCGCACCCGCAAAACGCACGTAGCCGTCTACAGAACTAGCTTGGTATATGCCACCAGAACTAGCTACTGTGCCGCTCAATGTTGTAGCATCTATCGCAGCATCAGCAGTCAATGTAAGTATTCCTCCTGTTGCTGTCGTAGTGCCAGCAAAAGCTATTTCTGTACCACTCGCCAACGCATACGGTATGGCAACTACATTTACATTGTTATCATAAACGTAAGTACCTACAGTGTAAGATCCGTCAGACGGCACAGCCGAGCCGTCTGGATAGTAACTACCACTACTCAGCTTAACAGACTTAGACTCCCACGCGCTTACATTAGAAAACAATGTACGAAGTTCAAGCGGTTTCTGCTCTACACGCGGATCACCAGATGACCAAGCACGTGTTATAACCGATGCTGGTGAGTATTTAGCGCCATCGAAAAATCTTAAAAGCTCGCCCGTATCTGTGATGGCATATAGCTCATGTGCGTCATTAGTGTCAATCTTCGTGAACTGCTTAATAACACCAAACCCATACGAAACACCTCCAGTAGCATCAACACCTGACATCCCGCCAAGTGCAAGCCCACCAGACTCAACAGCTTCCGCGTCACTACCATCTAGATACGTGTCAACAGAAACAAACCTTTTTGTTGTTGTATCATAAACAACTACAACATTACCATAAATTGTCTTAACAGCAAAGAACGCATAATTGTCAAACGAGATAGCTGCGCTTAAAACAGTATCTTGCACAGTAGCACTACCAAACAACTTAGCAACACTTAACGAGAACGCACTATTACGTCCCTCATTACGCAACTGTTGAACAGCGTTAAACGAACGAAGTCCCTCTGAATCTATGAAAGCAAAGTCACCTAACGTATCTATGAAAGAGAACTGATTTACTGCCGATGCACCGAACAAATACTTCTTTGCAAACGTAGGTTCGCCAAAGGTATCTGGCTCAAATTTAGGAGTGACAGCATACGAAGCTGCGTGTGTTCCTACGAAAAAACTTTCAGTATTAAGCGGCGCGATGCAAGTAATAGGATCATAACTAACTGTATAACTAACAGCATCAGCACCACTATCTGCCTCTATAGCAGATAATGCTTTACCAGTATCGTCATTAATCGCCACCATGAAATCAAGTGGTCTGCCTGTTACACTATGATAAATAAAACTACCATTAACAACATACAACTTACCATTGAAGTACATCATGCGCGTCCCGATAGGCACGTATTCACGATCTTCACCACCATCTCCAGCAACGTCAGTCCCATGCTGTGCAAACGTATAACACTTACGAACTGAAACTGATGCACCAGCAGTTGTAGATTTAAACTCAATGAGATTAGGTTGATTAACGCCATCCTGCACAACGATACCAGCAACAGTTTTTGTCCATTGAGTCTGAGAAGTATCTACCGTAACTGATGACGTAGTGCCTATAGACTTATACGCAAAGCCACGACTACTTGCGGGTACAGCTTGAAAGTAAACCGTTTCAACACCGGGTTCTAATCTTAACGAAGGGTTTATAGACTCATTCCAAAGGTTTGTCCATTGTTCTAAAGGTGGCCCACCGTCCAGACGATGCTTGTACTTAGCATCACCACCCTGCACAAGTATGAGAAAGTCTCCAACAGAGTATATGCCTTGAAACGGCACATCAGCAGGAAAGCCTGTAGCAATCTCTAACGGTCGCTTGACAGGACGCAAGTCACCAAAACGATTACGCACGTTTAAGCCAAGATGATACTCGTCTTGACCTATACGCGAATCGTCTAGGGCCATGTTCATCCCCCCTACAAAAGAGGTCTGTGCGTAGCTAGCCATGCAAGTTTATCGTGATTATGTCGTTTGAAAACAATCTTCTGTTCCTGTCCGCGCTCAAGATCAGCCTGTCTGCGAGCAAGAGAGCGCGAGGCTTTCTTATCATGCAAGATCGCCTCTTCTATCTTACCCTGCTCTTCAAGGAACAGCTCCATACACTTACTAACGAGTATGTTATCGTATCCCGGCGCAGGAAATTCATCTGTGTCATTCTGCAAACGCGGAAGCGCTTTCTTGTAAAGTATCTGTAATGTGTGCGAGTCGTCTTCCTCAGCAGACGATGAGAAAGGAAACTCGCTTACGTCTACGATAAGATAACGAGACTCCATGCTGTTAGACGGTATCTCAGCGTAGACAATGCTGTTGTCTGCGTAGTCAATTAGCTGCACCACGCCTACTGTAGCAGTAGGCTTAAGCGTACGAGCAAAGCTAATGATGTCTGTAATAACTACAGCATTACTAGGCGCTAACGTAACGTTTGTTGAAGATGTTGCACTTGCCACAGCAGGGCCAGCCACACTTACAAGAAAGGCTTCGCTGTACGGTGTTTTAATAACAACCTCGTAGTCATCGTCTGTTGTTGTAATACCATAAGTACGAACAATCAGTTTGTTCGTACTGTTAGCTGCACCAGTAATAGCCGTGGGCAATGATACCTTCAACGGGCTGTAACCTTTCACCCGAAACTTGCTGTGGTTTGTATCCCAGTTGTTCTCACGATAACGTGCAGTCAACGGCTCCGCATCCCACATCGCATTGCTACCAGCCTTCTCACGTATGCTGCGAACAGCATAGACATCTGCTGGCATAGCAACAGTCTTATCGCCCTGCACATAAAACTCAGCCTCTTCTAAAGACCCCGGCATATCAGACTGCTCGTAAAGCTCCTGCGCCGCTTCGTTCAGATAGTCAAGCAATAAAGCACGTTGGCTGGTATCACTAGGTAGCATACCAACCTTCTTGCCGAAGCGATCAAGAATATACTCTACACTCATCTTTTAACTAGCGCAGTAACCGCAGCTTTAGCACGCTTCACGATAGCAGACTTTGCCTTCGTCGGCGTTACTTTGACTATTGCTGTTGTTGCCATTACTTCCTCTCTAACTCATACTCCAGACGATTTATTGTCTTGAGGGCTTCCGTTGTGAATGCTGGAGCCGCCTGTGCTGCTGCCTCGAACTCTGGGTGCTGCATTAGCCTTTCGCTGTTGTTTAGGCTTACGCTTACGCACCCGCTTAACAGCAGCATCAACGGCAGCGTCTTTAACAACACGCCGACTTGATGCTTTTGATTCCTTAGCAACTCCGAAGAACTTATCCAGAATCTTCTGAAGTGCGGGAATGGCTTTAGCAATTGCATATAGGAACTTTATCATCTACGTTGACC